GGAAGATCTACTGGCTGGCCGAGCAGCGCGGCTGGGTGCCGGATCCCGCCCTGACGCTGAACGGCACAGCAGCCGAGCAGGCGAGCCAGCCGCATCCGGCCGCGGGCCTGTTGGCGAAGGTCGCGGTCGCGCCGCTGCCGGTCGCGCCGCCGCCGAAGCCCTATCGTGTCCTGCCCAACCTGCTGAAGGTGGATGGCACGCTGAAGCTGTTCCTGGACTACGCCACCGCCAGCGCCGTCAGCCCGCAGCCCTTCCTCTCGCTGGGTGCCGCCATTTGTCTGGTCGGCGCCATCGCCGGTCGCCGCTATCGCACTCCCACCGACCTGCGCAGCAACCTCTATGCGATCGGCATCGCCGACAGCGGGGGCGGCAAGGACCACGCCCGGCGCTGCGCCAAGCGGGCGATCTACGCTGCCGGCCTGGACCGATACCTCGGTGGCGAGGATCTCGCCTCGTCCGCCGGCCTGCTCACGTCGCTGCAGCGCCATCCAGCCCGTCTGTTCCAGGTGGACGAATTCGGCCAGTTCCTGAAGCTGGTCCTGAATGCGCGCGCGCCGGCCCACAAGGCGGCCATCTGGTCGGAGCTGACAAAGCTCTACACCTCGGCCGCCGAGCCCTACATCGGTGCGGAATATGCCGACCAGAAGGCCAGGCCGCGCGTCACCATCGAGCAGCCCTGCGCCTGCATCTGGGGCGTCACCGTGCCCGGCCCATTCTGGTCGGCGCTGGAGGGCGGCGCGCTGGCAGACGGCTCCATCGCGCGCTTCCTGGTGTTCCTGACCGACGACGACTATCCGGAGCGCAACGAGACACCCGCCGCCATGGATCCACCAGCCGATCTGGTCGCGGCCCTCAAGGGGATCGCCCGCGGCGTGCCAGGCCACAGCCATGGCGGGAACATTGCCGACGCGATGGAATCCTCCGCGCCGATCCATGCCTACACCGTGCCGCTGACCGCGGACGCCGAGGCGGCCATGGCCGGGGTCCGCCGCGAGGCCACCGACCTGCTGCGCTCACACCGCGGCACACATGCCACCGCCCTGTTCGGCCGTTACGCCGAGAATACCGCCAAGCTGGCGATGATCGCCGCGGTCAGTCGTGACCCTGCACGACCGATCACCGAGGCGCAGGACGTCATCTGGGCATCTGCGCTGGTCGAGCATTGTATCGGCACCCTGCTGCGCGAAGCCGAGCGTCTCGTCTCGGACAATGACACCGAGGCGAATCACAAACGCGTCCTGGAGATCATCCGCACCGCCGGCGAGATCAGCCGCAACGCCCTGGTCCGCAAGACCCAGTTCCTGTCGAAGCGCGAGCGCGAGGAAATCTTCGACGCACTCGTCGAGGGCGAACTGGTCGCGCGCAGCATGAAGCCGAGCGGCACCAAACCCACGACGATTTTCACTGCGCGCAGCACACCTGAGGCGACTGGCGGCAAGGAGACTTCGCCTTGACGCATCCGATTCATCACGCGGCGCGGTGGTCCCCAAACCCAGGCCACAGGCCGGTTCCACGCGCATACGTCAAAACGTCAATCCGTCACGCGGGCGCACACAGAGACATGGGGGTCGCGCGCGTTCGGAGAGAGAGACCCATTGATGAATTGATATATTGATGATTCTCCCAATAGACCCCCCTGGCCACCTGCGCATGCGCGCGAATGGCGACCTCCTCCCATCCCAGGGTGCGGGCACCCTGCCAGGCGCCCCACCGCCACCTCGATCCTGTCTCGACCGCGGCACCCGCAGCCCGACCACCTCGCCCGAGATGGAGATGCTGCGCCGTCGCGTCTGGCAGCAGCAGGGCGTCGTCTCGCTGCACCTCGAGGACATCACCGATCCCTGGCTGCGCCAGGCCATCCAGAACGAAGCCGTGCGCCGCTGGGGCCCACGGCAGCAGGAGAAGAACCATGGCCGTTAAGCGCAAAGCCAGGATCACGAAGCAGAAGGAGTCGATGGGCCCGTCGAAGTGGCGGCTGCAGCATGGCGGCTTCTCGGACCCGATCCGTGAAGCCGATCCTGAGACGGGCAGTCCCGTGCAGCATCGTCGTGCCGTGGACACGCTGGGCATGATGCTGGCCAACGGAACCATCACCCAGCAGATGCACGACGCTGGTGGCTACTTCCGCGCCCTGTTCCGCAGCGCCGCCCTGGATGGCATGTCGAAGTCGGTGCTGGTCCGCCTGCCAGGCCAGGCGGCCCACACCCTGTCCGACCACCACATGGACGCGCGCCGCAAGGTCGGTGCAGCCCTCGATGCGCTCGGCGGTCATGACAGTGCAGCGGGCTCCTGCGCGTGGCACGTTGTGGGCCTGGAGATGTCGGTGCGGGAGTGGGCAATGCGCCAGGGATGGGGCGGACGCCCTGTCGCGCCGCCGCAGGCGCAGGGCATGCTGGTGGCGACGCTCAGCGTGCTGGCAGGGCACTTCAGGCTCGTGCCGCGCACAAGGGCAGCGTGATGAATGGCGCGTCGATCAAAGAAAAATCGTCGCAGCGTAATCATGCGTAGCGCAGCGAAAGGTTGTCGCGTTGCGCACCGAAATCTACATGGCCTATCATCTGGACACCTGGAAAGGGTGCGACCGCAGCGCGGCTCAAGAGCCGCAGTGTCGCTTAGACGAGACAGTGGCTTTCGAGCCGCAGGGTCCTTCCTGGCCCCGCTGTATGCGGGGGGCATGAGCGCGCAACATTCCTAGCGCCAGGCTGTTTTTCCAGGTTGCCACGGCACCGCGTTGCCAGCCTCGTCAGGCGGCACCTTTCACCACCACCATCAATTCCAGCAGGTGCGCATGCCCCAGGCCCCATGGTCTGCGAGCGCCGTTGAGGCGCGCGCGGTCGCCTCGCTGCTGCCCTATGCCGGCAATGCGCGCACGCATTCCGCCGAACAGGTGGCGCAGATCGCGGCCAGCATTCTCGAGTTCGGCTTCGTGGCGCCGGTGCTCGTCGACGAGTGCGGCGAGGTCATCGCCGGCCATGGCCGGCTGCAAGCCGCCAAATCCCTCGGCCTGGAGACCGTCCCAACCATCACCCGCGCCGGACTGACCGAAGCGCAGAAGGCCGCGTACCGCCTGGCGGACAATCGCATCGCCCTGAACGCCGGCTGGGACGAGGCGCTGCTCGCCGCCGAGGTGGCGAAGCTGCAGGAGATGGGCGGCCTCGACCTCGCGCTGACTGGCTTCGATGCCGGTGAGCTCGATCGGCTGCTGGCTGGCATGGAGCCGGTGGCAACGGACCCTGGCAACGGGCCGCTTGCCAGCCCGGCCGTTGCCAGCGCCGAGGCCCCTGGCAACGAGGCGCCGGCGGACGATCCCGCGGACGCTGATCCGGAGCCGCCGCGCCAGGCGGTCACCCGTCCCGGCGACCTCTGGCTGCTGGGCGATCACCGCCTCCTCTGCGGCGACAGCACCGACGTCGCCAGCGTGGCGCGCGTGATGGGCGAGGATCGCGCGGCGCTGCTGTTCACGTCACCGCCCTACGGCAACCAGCGCGACTACACCACCGGCGGCGGCACGGATTGGGACGCGCTGATGCAGGGCGTGTTCCAGCATCTCGACGCCGCCATGCGCCCGGACGGCCAGGCGCTGGTGAACCTGGGACTGATCCATCGCGACAGCGAATGGGTCCCCTATTGGGCCGCCTGGCTCGACTGGATGCGCGTCCGCGGCTGGCGCCGCTTCGGGCTGTACACCTGGGACCAGGGTCCGGGCCTCCCCGGTGACTGGAATGGCCGCCTCGCACCCGCCTTCGAGTTCGTCTTCCACTTCAATCGCCAGACGCGCCAGGCGAACAAGATCGTCCCCTGCAAATGGGCCGGCACGCCGAACAAGGGCAGCGGGCTGCGCGCCGCCGACGGCACGATCTCGGAGTACCAGCACGCCGGCCTGCCGGTGCAGGACTTCCGGATCCCGGACAACGTGCTGCGCCTCACGCGCCACAAGGGCCGCGGCATTGAGACGGAGCACCCCGCCGTGTTCCCTGTGGTGCTGCCCGAGTTCCTGATGCGCACCTACACCGATGAGGGCGACGTGGTGTTCGAACCCTTCGGCGGCTCCGGCACCACCATCCTGGCCGGCCAGCGCACCGGGCGCCGCGTGCGCGCCATTGAGCTGGCACCGGCGTATGTCGACCTGGCGGTTGCCCGGTGGCGCATGCTGCATCCCGACCTGCCCGTGACGCTGGCCGATGATAGCCGCGATTATGATGCCGTCGCCACGGCACGCACGGAGGCCACTGCCGATGCGGCCTGACCTTCAGATGGAGATGATGCCGGTGGCGTCGCTCGCGGCCTATGCCGCCAATGCACGCATGCACCCCACCGAACAGGTGGCGCAGCTGGCGGCATCCATTGCGGAATTCGGGTTCAACGTGCCGGTGCTGGTGGATGATGCGGGCGTCCTGATCGCGGGCCATGGTCGCGTCCTGGCGGCCAAGGCCCTCGGCCTCGACGCGGTGCCCGCCATCCGCCTCGGCCACCTGACCGAGGCGCAGGCGCGGGCCTTTCGGCTGGCGGACAACCAGCTGGCGCTGAACTCGACCTGGGACGAGAGCCTGCTCGCCGCGGAACTGCGTGAGCTACGCGCCGACGAATTCGACCTTGGTGTGATCGGCTTCGATCAGGCGATGCTCGACCGGCTGTTGGCCGCCGGCGCGGGCGACGAGGGGAGCGCAGGCGCCGGGGATCCCGATGCGCCGGCGCCTGAGCCACCTGTCGTGCCGGTCACCCGTCCCGGCGATCTGTGGCAGCTCGGGCCGCACCGCCTGCTCTGCGGCGATGCCACCTCCGCGTCCGATGTCGCGCAGCTCCTGAATGGCGCGACCCCGCATCTGATGATCACCGACCCGCCCTATGGTGTGAACTACGATCCGGAATGGCGGAATGAGGCCGGCGTCTCGGCCACGATGCGCACCGGCAAGGTGGCGAATGACGACCGCGCCGACTGGCGCCAGGCCTGGGCGCTGTTCCCAGGTGACGTCGCCTATGTCTGGCACGCCGGCGTGCACAGCCGCACGGTGATCGAGAGCCTCGAGGCTTCCGGCTTCGTGATCCGCAGCCAGATCGTCTGGGCGAAGTCGCGCTTCGTGCTGGGGCGCGGCGACTATCACTGGCAGCAC